AATAACCTTTTTGGTTAAATCCGCATTGACCTTTTGACTTTTATTTGCTAAAGTTTAGAATAGCGATAAATACTATCCATATACAAAAGGTTAACCTATGGCAAGTTGGAAAAAATATTTTAAAGTACCAGAAAGAACTGATGGTTCAATGAGCCCTATCAGTGGTATGAATAGACCACAAGGCGGAGCGTCAGACGATTTTGCATTCCGTAACTATCAATCAAGTTTACCAGAAGTCTATTCAGGACACCCTAATCGTGTTGAACGTTATAACCAATACGAAGCTATGGACATGGATTCTGAGATCAACGCATGTTTGGATATTATCGCAGAATTCTCAACACAAGTAAATGACCAAAACGGTACAGCATTTGAAATAGATTTTACAGAAAAACCAACAGACCACGAAGTTGATATTATTAAAAAACAACTACAACAGTGGACCAAACTAAATCAATTTGATCAAAGAATTTTCAAACTATTTAGAAATACTATCAAGTATGGTGATCAGGTATTCATTCGTGATCCAGAAACATTTGAGCTATACTGGGTTGACATGTCAAAAGTTTCTAGAGTTATTGTCAACGAAGCAGAAGGCAAGAAACCAGAACAATATGTAGTTAGAGACATTAATCCTAACTTTGAAAACTTAACAGTAGCGGCTAAGACAGCACAAGATGCTAACACTAATCCACCAACACAGGGCGGATACACAGCACCAAATAACTTTACAGCACCAAACGCTATGGGCGGAGCAGGTGGCGGAAGATTTGGTCAGGCTATGAATGAAAGTGCAGTTGAAGCAGGGCATGTAGTACACTTATCGTTGTCTGAAGGATTAGACTTTAAATGGCCATTTGGTACAAGTGTATTAGAAAACATTTACAAGGTCTATAAGCAAAAAGAACTGTTAGAAGATGCTATATTGATATACCGTGTGCAACGTGCACCAGAGCGTAGAATCTTCAAAATTGATGTAGGTAATATGCCAAGTCATATGGCAATGGCCTTTGTTGAACGTATTAAAAACGAAATTCATCAACGACGTATTCCAACACAGAGTGGCGGTGGACAAAGTGTAGTAGACGCTACATACAATCCGTTATCAATCAACGAAGACTACTTCTTTCCAGTAACAGCAGACGGTAGAGGTTCAAGTGTTGACACATTACCAGGTGGACAAAACCTTGGTGAGATTGATGACTTAAAATACTTTAACAATAAATTATCACGTGGCCTAAGAGTTCCAAGTTCATACTTGCCTACTGGCCCAGATGAATCAGCACAGGCATTGAGTGATGGCAGAGTTGGTACAGCACTTATTCAAGAATATAGATTTAACCAATACTGCATGAGATTGCAGAATCAAATTATCAATAAACTAGATGATGAATTTAAAATGTTCCTACGCTTTAGAGGCTTTAACATTGACTCATCACTGTTTAACTTAAAATTTAATCCACCACAAAACTTTGCGTCATATAGACAAGCAGAGTTAGATGCTCAACGTGTTAATGTGTTTACAGCACTAGAAGGTGTTCCATATATCAGTAAGCGTTTTGCTATGCAACGTTTCTTAGGACTAACAGAAGAAGAACTAAGAGCAAACGAAGATCTATGGTCCGAAGAGTCAAATACTATAGAAGCACAAGGAGCCACAGGTAGTGATCTAAGATCCGTTGGTATTAGCCCAGGTGATATTGACGCAGATCTAACTACAGGTGAAGAGATTGACGCAGACCTAGAAGCACCGGATGCGGATCTAGGCACTGAAGAAGGTGGCGAAGAAGTATAAATACTATTATGATACTTAACGAACTATACGACAAACAACCAGAAGGCTATCAAGACGCTGACCAAGATCACAGCAAGGCTCGTATTGGTGATCTACGTAAAACTAAACTGACTCTCAAGCAGTTAAACAAGTTACGTATCATGAATGATGTTCGAGCATACGAACAAGCACAAAAAGCAAACCGTATTCAACAGCAGTACGGAACACCAGCAGAAGCACCTCAATTATAAGAAATTCCTAAAAAAGGCTCAAAAAGGCGCCTTTTTCCTTAAAAAAACACTAATATTAAGAAAATCCGTGTAAATACACTCACAAAGCCATATATGGAGACAAAAAACATGGAAAATAAATTTGAACAGTTAATTGAGTATATCATTAACGATGAAGAAGACAAAGCTAAAGAGTTGTTTCATGATGTAGTGGTTGAAAAGTCACGTGACATCTACGAAGAACTAATGGCAGAAGAAGAAGCAACTGACGAAGTTGTTGAATCAGAAGAAGAAGTTGAAGAGTCTATCGAAACTGAAGAAGAAGTAGCAGGCGACGAAGCTGACGATTTAATCGCAGACATCGAAGCTGACGAAGAAGGTGTTACTGAAGACGAAGTTGACTATGACGAAGACGGTGAACAAGACGAACATGAAGAAGATCATGAAGAGTTAGAAGACCGTGTTGTCGACTTAGAAGACAAGTTAGACGAATTAATGGCAGAATTTGAAGGCTTAATGGCTGACGAAAAAGAAGAAGAAGCTGAAGAAGAAGCTGAAGAAGAAATGGGTGAGCCAGAAGAAATGGAAGTACCTATGGAATCTGAAGAAGCAACTGAAGAAGTTGTTGAAGCTGAAGAAGAAGTAGCAGAAGAAAAAGAAGAAGCTCTTGAAGAAGGCGCTGATCTTAAACCAGCTACAAAACCAGAAACAAAAGAAGGTGCAGACCAAACTAAATCACCAGTAGCGGCCAATGCCGGTGCTAAAGGTGCTGAAGCTAAACCAGCGGCATCACAAGGTGAAGAAAAAGGTTCTACAACACCTAAAGCAGAAGATCAAGGCGGTACTACTGAGCCAGATCTTAAAAAAGTTTAATTTAAACTTTTATTAGAGGATACCTTATATGTCTAACATATATTTGAAAGAACATCTTAACCATTCAATGGCCAACATGATTGTTGAGTCATCAAATGATGGTAAAGATCTATACATGAAAGGTATCTGCATCCAGGGTGGTGTAAAAAACGCTAATGAACGTGTATATCCAGTCACTGAGATCGAAACGGCAGTTAAGACACTTAACGAGCAGGTCACAGGTGGATATAGCGTTTTAGGCGAAGTTGATCATCCAGACGATTTAAAAATCAACCTTGACCGTGTATCACATATGATTGAAAATATGTGGATGGATGGTCCAAATGGATGTGGTAAATTAAAGATTCTACCTACACCGATGGGTCAGCTAGTTAAAACTATGCTTGAGTCAGGTGTGAAGTTAGGAGTTTCGAGTCGCGGTAGCGGAAACGTTAACGAGGACTCAGGACAAGTCAGTGATTTTGAAATTATCACTGTTGACATCGTATCACAGCCAAGTGCTCCAAATGCTTATCCTACAGCAATTTATGAAGGTCTTATGAATATGAGACACGGTCATAATGTTTTAGAAATGGCAAGAGAAGCAAGTGGTGATACTAAAGTACAACGTTACTTGAAGAGTGAAGTATTAAGACTCATCAAGGAACTTAAGGCTTAATAGGAGATTGGCATGCTAGATGCATTAAAACCATTACTAGACAGCGATCTTGTTAACGAAGAAACTCGTGCTGAAATTTCAGAAGCATGGGAATCAAAGTTAGAAGAAGCTCGTGAATCTGTTCGTGCAGAACTTCGTGAGGAATTCGCTCAGAAGTATGAACATGATAAACAAACAATGGTTGAAGCAATCGATCGCATGGTAACTGAAAGTCTAACTGCTGAAATGGCTGAAATGAAGGAAGAAAAAGCTAAATTAGCAGAAGATCGTGTTAACCAAGTTAACAAAATGAAAGAAGCGGCAGAAAAATTTAATAACTTTATGGTTACTAAATTAGCTGAAGAACTCAAAGATCTTAGACAAGACAGAAAAGTACAAACTGAAACAGTTGCAAAACTAGAACAGTTTGTGGTTAAAGCGTTAGCAGAAGAAATTAAAGAATTTGCACAAGACAAACAGGACGTTGTAGAAACTAAAGTTAAACTTGTTGCAGAAGCTCGTGAGAAACTAGAGGAACTTAAAACTAAGTTCGTTACAGAATCAAGTGAGAAAATGACTAACGCAGTTGCCAAGCATTTGAAAGCAGAACTTTCGCAATTACATGAAGATATCAAAGTTGCTCGTGAGAACACCTTTGGTAGAAAAATCTTCGAAGCATTTGCTAGTGAATTTGGTGCAACTCATTTAAATGAGAACGCAGAAATTCGTAAACTAGTTGACGCTATCGCAGAAAAAGATCAACAAATTGCAGAAGCAACCGAAAAACTCAACGAAACTACACAGTTGGTTGAGTCAAAAGAAAAAGAAATAGTTGTAATTAAAGAGTCTAATGAGCGTGAAGCAAAATTAGATGAACTACTTTCTAATCTTAATGATGAGAAAGCAGAAGTTATGACTAATTTATTAGAAGGTGTTGCTACTAAGAAATTAGAAGCGGCATTTAACAAATATCTCCCAGCGGTGCTTAACGAGAATGTAGTGAAGTCTAAAAAAACAACACTTACAGAATCTGTTAAGGAAGTAACTGGGGATAAAGACAAGCAAGTTAAAGAAGTTAAAAAAGACGAAGATGGTAACATCATCGACTTAAGAAAACTTGCTGGTATTTAAGTATAGACATTAGGAGATAAACATGTCAAAAGAACTACTTGAAAGCCGTTGGGGTGAGACAAAAGACGCTTTATTAGAGGGTCTTCAGGGCAACAAACGCAACTCAATGGGCGTTATTTTAGAAAACACAAAGAACTACTTAGCTGAAGCGGCAACATCAGGTGCATCAGCGGCAGGTAACGTAGCTACACTTAACCGTGTAATTTTACCAGTTATCCGTCGAGTTATGCCTACAGTTATTGCTAACGAAATCGTTGGTGTACAACCAATGACAGGCCCAGTAGGTCAAATTCACACATTACGTGTACGTTATGCTGAAACATTAGATGCAACAGGTACAGATAACGATACAACAGCAGGTGACGAAGCACTATCACCATTCCAAATCTCAACAGCATACGCTGGTGACGGAACTGCTGGTAAAGCTGATTCTACAGCAGGTAAAGAAGGTACAGGTGGTCGTA